TTAATCGAGTAGTAAATTTGCACGTTTTAAAACAGCTTTTAAACTACCTACTTCACCTTCCAAATCATACAATTTATCATAAATATCTGCTGGATCAGGTACCTGATCATTTAGGTGAATTTTAAACTCCCAGACTTCTTTTATACTATGAGGATTTATATTTTGATTTGGGTATTGACGACGGTTGTCAGATTTGCAAACAATATTGTCGTATTTCTTAATTTTGTTTAGACATCTTTTAAGAAAGCCATCCTGAACCTCATTAGAAATAATTGCGTAAACCCTATTATCTTTTATTCCAGTTATCCAATTTTCAACAAATTGACAAACAACATAGGTTTTGTTTGGAAAACTCGGTGACATACTATTTCCTTCTACTTCAAACATTCTGAAGATACCGTTATTCAATCCGGGTAAACGAAAAGCAGGTAAAGTAGATATAAATTCAGGGTCATTGTACCCTTCCAAATATCCTGCTTTTAGCTTTTGTGGAACTAAAACTATATTATCTCTGTTATGAGAATCTACAGTGACAACAGCAGGCGCATGATGAGTATATGTTTCTTGCTTTTCACGGATAAAATTAGCTTTTAAATCAATATCATTTTTCTCCTTCACAGAAGTTTTATGTGAAAAACTTCCATGACCTGTTATATACCAACTCAAATTCAAATCTTCAAACTTGTTTGATAAATCCTGTAAAATATCCACTGAAGGTTTAGCATTTTCCTTCTTAAGACGGTATAACTTCTCAGGAGAACTATATCCTAAAGCCTTTGCAAGCTCAGGGATACCCGAATATCCATAATTTACGGCAATCCGTAAGGTTCTTTCAAAGAAGTTTGAATCTTTATTCAAATTTGTTTGCATTTTTCAAACTTGTTTGTATATTTGCGTAATAATTATATGCAAAAGTAAGAAAATATGGCAACTACCAATGAGAAAATTAAAATAAAAGTGAGCGAGGTAGCCGCTTTGTTGGGCTGGAGTTACACTACAGCGAAGTCTATAAAGGATAGAAAATCACCTAAAGACAGATATGAAACATATTTGAAGTGCGAAAAAAAACTAATAGAAGCTAAAGAACAAATTAATATACAACTATCAAAACATTAAAAGCTATGAAAAAATTACTTCAAACAATTATCAGTTACAGAACAATACCTGTTATCGATGCAGAAAACGGACAAAAGCAACAAGCAACTTACTTAATGCTTTTCGGAATCACTATGAGCATTTCTTACAAATAAACCTCCTAAATGGTTTTATTCGGCGGTTCGATTCCGCCGATAGGAACAAAAAATTATTATGAATTTCATACAAGGCGACATTATTACAAAACAGAGTGGAGACAAACGAACAGTTTGGCTTTCACAACGTTTTATAATGGAGGTGTGTGATATTGCTGATTCGCATTTTAGAAAAAACCGAGCAACATATAAAAACTCAGTTCAAAAATGCTATCATCACCATAATATACTACCTGATTCAGGAAAAGGATGGCGCTGGGCGAAAATGGATGCAGGTTTTTACTATGATCTTGCACGAATTCCAAACCGTTCACCTCAGAACTACAGAGAATTTTTCGGTGACGCTTCAGAATTGGTGAAAAACTATGAAGATTTCACAAAAGGAAATCAAAGTTCTGAGTTTGAAACGATATTTAAACGTCATTTAAACAATGTTTATAGATCGTATTTAGAATTTTATTCTGAAGCTAATGAAGTACAACGTCCGGCGCTTGCGAAAGCATGTGCAGTAATTGATTTTATTCTTGATTACAAAGATTCTTATCCCGGAACTAAGAATAAACTGTACAAAGATCTTGAACCTGTTCTTAAAAAACTGGATCTACAATATATTCCACACCATCATTTACGTCTGAAAGATAAAATTGATGAGCTTTTTGCAACGGAAAGCCTCGCTATTCCTGATATCATAAAGCTACCGAGAGCAGGTAACAGCAATTCAACTGTATTTACAGATCCGCTATTGGTTTCATGGATTATTCAGCTGAGATCAATGCCTAAAAACTACAGTGATGAATATATCATTCGTAAGGTTGAAGATATGTGCGAAATGATGATGAAGCGTGTGCCTTCTAAAAGTTGGTTTAAAAAGAGTATTCTTCAACAGCCATCTACAAAGTTTCTAACATCAAAACGTTTTGGATCCAGTAGAAAATCACACGTTCATAAATCTTACATTCCTACAGAAGGTGCGTTATATGCCGGTGACTGTTGGGAAATGGATGCAACAAGAGTTAATATCACTGGTCACAGTGTTGAAATCGTTGATGAAACAACTGGTAAAAAGAAAAAAGTAGAAAAGTTCCTGATGGTAGTTGCTATCAGAGACGTTCACAGTGGCGATATATTAGGGTATTCTTTTGATCATTCAGAAAATAGAAGAGTTTACACAGATGCAATTGCAATGGCGGTTAAAAAGACGGGATATCTGCCTTTCGAAATAGTGACCGACCGTTTTCCTGGTCACAACACTCCTGAAGTAGAAGAACTGTTTGCAAGAATGGAAGCTTTAGGATGTAAAATTGAGATTTCTCACAATGCGAATGATAAAGCGGGTATTGAAAGATTCTTTAGAACTCTACAACAAATTACAATGCCTGACAGTGATCTTTATTATGGTGAAGGTATTATGTCAAGAAGTCTATCGGCTTTTAGGTCTCCTGAATACATTGCTGAAATTAAAAAGCAATCAAAAAAAGCAGGTTTTGATATGTATGCTGCAGTTGAAGAGAGTACTTTCATCATTGAAAGCTTCAGAGATACATTGTACTCAAAATACAGCCGTAAACATTCAAAAGTAAAATATTCACCTCGTGAAATTCACGAAAATAGCGAAAAACCACACATCACAGAGGTTTCAGAAGCTACGATATCAATGTTGTTTGGTCTTAAAAAAGAAGCTCAAATCAGCAACAACGGTCAAATAGCTACTGAGATTTACGGTTTAAAAATGCATTATTTCATAAATCAGGATTACCACTATGATATCATTAAAAATTATCATTTGGAATCTGTAGTTCTTTCATACGATATCGAAGATTTAACTGTAGTGTATTTATGGGAAAAGCATGGAATTCTTTTAAAATCACTTTGTGAAGCTGAATTCTTTGAACCTGCAAAAACAAAAGGACCAAATAAAATGCTTCAGCAAGTAGGAGTCGCTAAAGCTCGTGAGAAAGCTATTGAAGATAGAAAGCAGGCTGATTACGATCAGATGATTGGTGAAGAGAATCTAATGCTTGGTAAATACGGTAAAAAAGATATTGCCAATACTGCAGATGATTACTACGAAAGACCTATGAAAAAAGTATCCGGAAGTGATGTACAACCGGATAATTTGGAAAGCGATTATTTGAATGATCGCAATTACTAAAAAACTTCAAAAATTTTAGATATGACAAACTTACAAAAAAATGAGATAATTCAACTCATTGAAACCGAAACACAAAGACTCGGAAGCCAAAAAAAAGTTTCTACAAAGTGCGAAGTAAGTGCTGCAACCATTTCTCAAATGGTTAACGGAAACCATGAGCTTATTAAGCCCGAAATGTGGTTAAAAGTTGGTTTTGCATTAGGTTACGACCAAAGCGAATGGCAGATTGCTGAAACTTTAGGATATAGAAAAGTCGCAAACATCTGCACTGATGCAAAGAACGAAGCTTTTTTCATGATGCTTTCATCACCTGCAGGAATGGGTAAAACTGCACCTCTAAAAACTTACTTTGAGCTTAATTCTGATAATGAGGTGTTTTACATCAAATGTCGTGAATGGGCAAAGCGTGAGTTCCTTGTAGAACTGTGCAAAAGCTTGGGAATTGACAGCACAAAATACTATGTACACGTAGACAAATTAGGAGCAAAAGTATCTGAATTTTTTAATCAGCGAAAAGGCAAAAAACCGCTTTTAATCGTGGATGATGCCGGAAAACTCAGAGACAGTGCTTTAAGATGGTTCATCCATTTATTCGACGAAAACGAAGATAACATGGGATGTCTTATTGCAGGAACTGAATATTTAGAAAAAAGAATCAGAGACGGTGTAAGACTTAAAAAATTAGGTTTTGACGAAATAGAAAGCCGTTTTGGAAGAACTTATTTAGGTCTTATCGGAACTACACAGAAAGATACCCAACTGATTTGCACAGCAAACGGAATTCATGACAAAGCTTTACAAAATCAGTTGTTTTCTGAGTGTAATCCACTAAAAAAAACACTTAAAACAAGAGACGGAAACCAAACAATCGAAGTAATTGATGATTTACGCCGTCTAAAGCGAGTTATAAAACGAGAAAAATTAAAATTACAATACGCATAACAAATAATTAAACATTTATGAAATCAGTAGCAATTTATTTCAACAAAGAAAAAACATCATTCAAGATAGTAAAGCCAACGGCGCAATTTAACGGCGATTGGGACGGTCTTGTTCACGGAGTAACTAACGGAGTTTTTCACTCATTTAAAGTATTTAAGTAATGGTAAAACAATTCACATCAAAAGACAAGGTATGGATCGATGAATCCGGAAACCAAATTCCTTATAATAGAACCACTGCAATTGAAAGGATGAAAGAGAAAAATGCTTTCGCTTTAGTTAAAAAAGGTAAAAGCATCACAAAGTTTTTGGCAGAAATGAAAGAAGCTGTAGCCAAAGCAACTGCAGAAGTTTTGGCTGCTGAACGTGAAGCCAACAATGTAAAGCTTGAAGGTAAAGGAAATTACACCTGGTATAATTTCGACAGAAGCATTAAAGTACAGGTAGATCTTAGCGAGCCCATCAAATTTGATGAAATTAAAATCGCTTCAGCTAAGGAAAAGCTTATGAACCTTATCAGAACCAATATCAACGGTGATGAGTTTATTATTTCAATTGCTGAAGATGCTTTTCAGACTTCTTCCGGTAGATTAGATCCAAAAAAGATTTTAGGCTTGAGAAAACACTCCCAAAGAATTAAAAACGAAGCTTTAAAAAAGGAATGGGACGAAACAATGCAGCTTATTGACAGTGCTATTTACCGCCCAAAAAGCAAATCATATTACAAGCTTTGGGTAAAGAACCAAGACGGCAAATATGAAGGTGTAGAACTTAATTTTTCAGCTTTATGATTACGGAGCTAACAGCCATGCTCATTGGCACAGCGTGCTTTTTGTCAGGCTTCCTTCTTGGAACAATCAGCTGTTATCTGATTTTTTCCAAAAGCTTAAAAAAATAAATCCCAAATGGTTTTCCGGCGGTTCGATTCCGCCGATGGGAACAAAGAAAATTTATAAATATGAGAGCAATCGGAGTAAAAGCCTTTATGGAAAAGAGCTTTGACACATTCGCTTTTGAAGGCGAATGGTTAGACAGTTTCGGAGAGCCCGAAAAGAATTTTAAAATGTTACTGTACGGTCCTTCCGGTGAAGGAAAGACCGAACTGAGCGTAAAGTTAGCAAAGTACATGGCGAATTTTGGCAAAGTGTATTATTTCAGTTTTGAACAGGGAATCTCAAAGACTTTACAGGATGCAATTATCCGTAATAACATGGACGAAGTTTCTGGAAAGGTAATGTTTCTTAATGGAGGTTCCTTTGAAGAATTGCTACAATACGTTAAAAAAAGTCGTGCAAAAACGATATTTATTGACAGCCTGGATTACATGAAACTGACGGTTGAACAGTTCAAAATCCTAATTAAAACCTATCCTAAAAAAGCTTTTATCATTGTTGCATGGGCAAAAAACGGAAGTCCGAAAAGTCAACATGCAAAGGATATTGAATTTATGTGTGATATCAAGTCGCTCGTTGATAAATTCAGGATTCCGATGCCAACAAGCCGTTTTGGCGGGAATAAAGAGTTTGTGATTTGGAAAGATGCGAATACTAAAACTGTACGATCAACACATCAGCCGTTAAAATTACATTCTTTATTTGACGAATAATGAAAAAGTTCAAAAGAAGAATCAACATAGAAAATGCTACCTCTTTTAAACTGGAGTATTTGAAAGGTAAGGACATGCGTTCCAAAGAATTTAATACTTACAAAGCAATGGAGCAATTTAATGACAGGCAAACGGATTTTCTTTATTTAGGTCTACATCGATACGCTTTTGTAAACAATAAATGGCATCGATTTATGAAACTCAGATCTCCTTTTGTCTTTCAGGAAGAAATAGATTTCATAAACAAAATGTTCAACGAAAATGTTGAAGTTGAAAATCCTCAAAATTTAAAAGATGAAGAAAATTAGAATCAAAAAATTATACAAAAATGAATCAGTACAAATTTGAAAGTTACGGACGTGCTTTAATTATAGCAATAGGGACGTTTATCACAGTTTATTTGATGTTTATCATTATTTGTAAAACGTATGTAAGTTATCAGGAAAATGAACTCATGGAACTGAAGAAAAAGGAATCTAAAATGCAAACAAAGCTGTATCAACAGCAAATTAAAAATCTTAAAAGACAATACAAATTATATGGATCAAGAACAAATTAAAGAAATGTGGGGCGATAAATTATATAACGCCTTTGCCAACTACATAAATGATGAAGGTTGGTTGATTGGAAATTGGGCTGCAATACTTGAAAATGATTTTTCAGATTGGGATAATAATTACAATGATACTAACGAAAAGAGCAATCTTTATAGTAGAATGTACAATCTTGACTACGAAGTAAACGAAGATAGCTCAGGTATAAGACCAAAGTAAATAACAGCTCCCAAATGGTTTTCCGGCGGTTCGATTCCGCCGATGGGAACAAAACAAATACACACAAAATGAATTTAAGATTAACAACATTAAAAAAAAAGATTGAATCAAACCATTCTGCGTTTGCAATCAGCCAAACTGTGTATCTGCACACTCGCAGAACCACAAACATTGATGATCTTACACCTGAAGAAATTGAAGCTCTTTACAATGTATTTTTCCCAGCAGAAATATCAACGAAAGAAGAGCTGGTAAACATTAAGAATCAGCAGAACCTGAAGTATTACCGTTCAAATATCTTAACTCTTGCAACGAGATTAGGTATTAAAGAGCCTGATTCATGGAATAGATTCAACGATTGGATGCTAAAAAGTAGCCTTTACAAAAAGAAGCTCAACGATCATAAACTGGAAGAATTGAAAGCTCTTCAAATTCAGTTCCGGGGTATTGAGTCCAATTATGAAAGATCAGCAAATACACCAGGAACAAAAGCCTGGTATCATAAAAATAAACTTATACCTCCATCAGCTAATTAATGTGTAATAAAATAGGTTATTTCTCGCAGAAGGCAGCGAATACAGCAAAGAATTTCATTCGCAAAACCTCAAAACGTAGCATATTACCATTTCGAGCATATTACTGCAGAGAATGTGGTCATTGGGTATTGGCAAGCAAAAATTATATAAATAAAAATGAACAACGTATTAGACAAAAACTACTCCGAAATCTCATTCAGAACCGATGTAGAGGATTTGAGGGTGATGATTATTTATCTTAACGAATTTGGTAATTCAATAGTTGAAAACAACGAAATAAAACGAAAAGTTACAATTATACTACTGAAAGAAATTCGTGATAAAATGATAATAAAAGAAGTTCAAAAGGCAGGATCCCGAAAACAGTTTCTTATGAAATTTAAAGGTTATCATATAGCTGCTTTATTGGAAGCTTTCCAATTTAATCAAAGAATTAACCAAACAAAAATCTTTGAAAGAAACTGTATTGACACTTACAAAAATCAGTTTCATCAAAAATTGACAGGCTTATGAGAACTTTTATTGCAATTGGACGAAAAACAGGACTTAGAATATCGTTTAAATACGGTTTAAACGGTGTTTTAAAAAGTGTAGAGTTTGATGGTGAATGGACCGATGAACTTGTGGAACGTATCAAAGTGAAAATTCCGGCAAATGTTCAATACTGCATCTCGCAAATTAGAGAGCAATCGACTTTGAGCCAGTGGATATTTAAAGAAGTAACTGATCTTTCATTTGATGGCTTTTACAAGCAATATCCTAATAAATTAGGAAAGAAACCTGAAGCAATAAAAGCTTGGGATAAAATTACCGATGCAGCTCGAATGGATGCAATGCTTTATTTAAGTGAATATCTTCCGAAAAAGCACAAAGAAGGTACAAATATACCTTATGCATCATCTTATTTAAATGGTAAATATTGGGAATAATGAAATTAAGATCAGAAACAACAAAGATTCCGCTATATGGTGGTCTTTTAACAATTGTAAAGTGTGAAAATTGGGAACATTTAAAAGAAGTTTATAAAGAAGCTCTTCGAAAATATTCTACACAACCAAATGAAAAGCATGACGGATATGCTTTTGAAGCCATTACAGAGAATGGTACAGACCAATATATCGTGGCATTCAAAGGAACTCCTAAAGGAAGTGTAATTGCACATGAATGTGTGCATTTAGTTAATAATCTTTATGCAAATCGTGCTATTGAACTCAATCTATATGATGATGAACATCAGGCATATCTTTTAGAATGGTTCTTTGATCAGATAGATAATTTTTTTAATAGTAATAAAATTATATGGCAATGAAAATAAACGGATTTGAATATACAGAAAGCGAGGTTCTGGAAGCATTAAGAATAAAAGGTTATTTAATTGTGCCATTTAAAACCTATCATGAAAGGCATATTCATGGCAGTCGTTTCGAGAAAGATTGGTATGATACCAAATGCGCAGTAAAAGGTGAAGAACCACCTGCAGATGAAAATATTTGGCAAAATGTTGCAATAAAAGAGTTACAGCAAACCTTTGTAAAACCAAAATTAGTTTAGTTACGGAAAACCGTTTTTTTAACATCGTTTAACAAACTAAATTTGAATAAAATTAAAACAATATGACATTTACAATATCACAACAAGGAAACATTATTGATGAAGTTATAGAACATCTACAATATGGCACAATGGGGATGGCAATTGCCAGATCATGGGATTATGAAAGAATAGGCAACAAAATCACTTTTACTTTAAAAGAGGGTTGCTCTATTGATTTAGAAGCTATGTTTTGGTTCGGATACTTTACTAAAGATTAAACTAAAAATCCTGATATCAGGATTTTTTCTATTTTTACAAAAAAATAATTATGAAAACACTCTTACTATTATTAATATCAACATTTGTTTTCGCTCAAAACGATTATAGTAAACTTGATTCTTTAACCTTTAAAAGTAAAGTTGAGAATTTGTTAAGTGAAACTGGTAAAAACTATAAATATTATTCCTTCAACAAAGATGAAAACAATAAAATACTTGAGTATAAAAATGTATTAAATAATGACGATTTAATTTATGTGTTTTATGAAAGTTCTAAGAGTGGGGAAAATAAAAACTTAGAAATTAAAGGTATAGAAGAATGGTCTATAAATAGTATTACAGGCAAATATTTATCATTATTTCCTATTTGGAAAAAACTGGCAGACCCTAAAGCTGACAAGGTTAAACTAACCACTAATCGCCCTCAAAGAAAAGGGAATTACCATATAAGTGAACCGTCACCAGAGTATTGGATGATACGATTTTTAAGTTGGTGAAATTTTTAAATACTGAATAGTTTCAGTATTTTTTTTGTTTAATATTTTACCATAAAAAAAAAGTCTTATATTTTTGCGGCATGTCCCATAAAAAAAAAACTAAAATAACCACTGAAGAGCGATATAAAGCCGTTAGGACGGAGTATAAACGGTTATCGGACATTCAGGAATTCGGGGTGCAAAAACACTCTTTTGATTGGATTGTAGCATCAGTTGCCCAAAGGTTTTTTTACAGTACAGCTACTGTAGAAAACATCATCTTTCATCGGGTTTAGAGTGCGAGAATTAAGAAAATATTAGAAAAGACCCGCTTTGTGCGGGTCTTTGTTATTGTACAGTAGTTTGATAATTAATTTCAAATTCAATTCCGGTAAATGCTCCATCATCCGCTTTTTGCGCTGCCGATTCATCTCTGATAATACATTCAAAAACGATTTTGTAAAGACTTCCTGCCCCGCCTGTATCTTCCTGGTTAAATCCTACTTTTCGCATTGAATTATAATTGCTGCCACTGGACCCATGAAAGCGCCCATTAATAAAGTTTAGAATCTTCAGGAAGTGCATTGCATCATCCTGGTTAAAAGAACCCTGAAAACTTTCTGAGAACGATTCATAAAACAGAAAGGAATCGACCTGTAATGTGATTTGTTGAACCTTTTCAGCCAGGTCATCAACCTGCTTTGTACGGAATGAAAGAAATACAGCAGGAGTAGGAAATTCAAGTTCTTCAGATAAAAAGCTTACCTGATTTTTCCAAAGATCAATCCACCGGACCGGTGTTTTGTTTTCGTAGCCGTGTAAAGTATTTAAACTTCCGTACTTTTCTTGTTCTTTTTCATTAAGATCAGCTGAAAGTATTTCAGCCATTTCGAGGTATAAGTCACTCCAACTTTCCATATTATAAATTTTGAAATTTTTTAACTATATAAGCAAAGAACCATTCATCAAGCCCTTCCATCATTACGGCGCTTTCACCGATAAACTGACGTTTCGGAATTTTTACCTGCATTTCAGTTTTTTTAGTAAGTGCCATTTTTTTCCACTTTACATCCTTTGTTTTCTTAAACATGTACCAAAAGTATTTCCTGCTTTTTTTTGTAATCTTTATCTTCAGTACACCGCCATCATTATGAATTTCAGCATAAGGAGCGTATGATCCGAAAACGATTTGATGTTTGTTTCCGGCTAAAACCTTGAGACTTTCCAATAAAAAAGAAGTGGAAACCAACAAAGCCCCACCCGGTCTGTAATCAGGACTGTTTCTATTTTCCCACTGTTCAAAATGCTGATTAGTAAAACCATGTTTTCTGAAGCTGTCTTTGAAGAAATTCAGACAATAAACCATTGCATATCGTCTTGAATCATTAATAGCATTCTTTGCAATTTCGCCAAAGTCAGGTATTTCTGTTTTTAGTTCCATTTTTTTGTATATTTGCAACGAAGAGAAGAGTGATCTGATCTTCTTCCTTTTTTGGGCGCAAGGTAAAAGCGCCCTTTTTTATTTTAGTAAATCCTTTACTTTAATTGATACAGCAGTTTTTCCGGTAACGATAATCACTTCCTCAAATGCATCTTTATAATGAGCCAGGATGTGTCCTTTAAGTTGATTTTTGAAGTATTCCAGTGAATATGGATAATCTGCCGATATGTCAAATACAACCGTTTTACAACCTTGCTTTTTAGCTGAGTTTAAGTTTGAAGAAATGTTTTTCCCCTTCTGTTCCTTTCTATCTGCCAGTTTACCATCAATAAGGTATTCGGGATTCTTATGATTTTGTACTTCAATATGAGGTCTTACAAAAACATCCTTTTCCAATTTTTCAACAATAATCATCGCTGTCTCAATATTGGCGATCTTATCACTTTCATCTGCAAAAATGTTTGCATGTACTTTTTTGCCGTTTTTAGCTTTATATGCTTCGTCATAAGGTGCATTCAGCTTCATATATTCAGCGTTCACTTTTGCTTTATGGTCCATATTTAAAAGCTTGAAAAATCCGCCTTTGTTCGTGAAAATTTCTTCATCCAGGGCAACGTTTCCACGGAACTCAGGAGATACTGATGGATCGTCAATCTTTCCAGGTGTTGCTTTCGCTGCTGTTTGAACAACATAACATCTGCAACGCCATCCGTTTGGTGTGTAGTAGAGCGTCCAAAATACATCGCCAATAGGTTTTATAGTTCCATTTAATAAAGCATGTTGTGGTCTCACTAAGTTATCGCCAACGGTTCTGTATTCCAGGTTCGGAAACAAATCAGCGTCCTTGAGAAAAGCTTTCCACTGTTCAGCAGCTTGACAACCTTTAACGGCAGTTTGGTGTTCTGCCTGAAGATAGTTTTCATTGAACTTCATATTTGTTTTACGGACTTCCTGAAGATATTCCGGAAACGGTCTGATTTTTCCTTTATTCAGGAGCAGATTATTCATTTCCTGAAGTTCAGCGTATGTCTTTGCACATGAGAACTGCCAAAGGTTCTTTTTAAACTTTTGTACAAGCGATTGAGGTTCTTTAATATCAAACTTTACCCATTTATCGCCGTACACCGTTTCTGTAGCGGTTGATAAATCTTTGTACATCTGTTTGACCATATCGACATTAAGGTCTGACGGTTTCATCTTTCCTTCGTGCAGATCATTGGCAATCTTTTCAATCAACTTTGTGTATGGTTCCATGCTGATTGCCAGGACTGCATTCATTTTCATGGTTGAACATTCATCACAGTCGCAATCATTGGCAGTGTATGAAGCTTCAATATCTTTCAATACTGATCTTGTTTGCAAAAAAGCATTTATGTTACTACTTTTTTTTTTGAAGCTCCTGGTTCGGGCTTGTCTGTAGGAGTTCCGGAACCTGCATCTTTTATTCCTAAAATTTTCAATCCGGTGATCTGTTCAATCTGTTCCGGATCAAAGTCGAAATAACCTCCTAAAGCCTGTACAATCTTGATCAGCTTATCAATGGTCATTTCGTCTTCATCATCCCACTCAAAATCAAAGTTTGCAAGGTTTGAATAGACCGGTGATAGTTTTACGAGCAATGGAATCAACTTTTCATTGACAATGTTTCGGACCAAAAGTTTATCTGAAGTAAATCTGAATTGTGCTAATTCAAATTGTATTTCTACTGATCCTACAAAGCCTTTTTCGTCAGTTAATCCGGTTCCACCGAGAATACGTTTTGAAACTTCATTATCTGCACGCTTAATAAGACCGTCAAATGCTTCCTGACTGTTGGTTGAGGATATGTTTGGAATCTCAAATTTCTCACTTCCTCTTCCGATCATGAAATTATTTGATTTGAAATTTGTTGCCATTTCAAAAAGTTCCAGTAACCTATCATCATCTTCACGGTCGGTGGTTACAAATAAAGGCGGCACACCATATTTCTCAATAAAGTCTAACCATGATCCTAATCCTAATTTTTTAGCCAGGATAATCGGTGCTATTAACGCCCGGGTTCCTAAATCTTTATAATCTTTACCAACCTGAATATAATAGTTTGATAAAGGACCAAATTTATAATCTTCACCGGTGGTTTGTCCTGGTTCCTTCAGGATGATTCCTTTTTTAGGATTGAAAAAAGGCTGCTTTATTTCTGTTACTTCCGTTAAAAAACCTTCTTCATTTGTTTTAAAGGCTTCTATCAGTTTGGTTCCGTCAAATTTATATTCAATTATCAGTTTGATAAATTCCTGAAACCATAAAGTTTTAAATAACTTTTCAGCTTCTTCATCACGTTCTTTTGATGTTTTACTCACCAGTTTAAATGGAGATTGTTGTGTTTTAGCGATTCTTGTTTCAATCGTTGATTCTAAATGATTATCAGTTTTCTGATTCTCGTATAACAGGTGAAGGTTTTGTTTATCCGGGTTGTCGGGGTCGGTTGCAAGCATTACCGCCGTTTTCCATGAATTCAAATCTTCAGCTTTCATCATTGTTGCCTGATGTTTTACTACATCTGAAGGCATTGCTGTGTTTTGTCTCTTTCCAGCAGCTACAATTGAATTAAGCTGAGTATAGGAAGCGTTTTGCAAAAAGAAAGCTTCAGCGGCTCTGTAGATTTTATTGTTTTTAAAACGGTTTAAAGGTGTTTTCATTAGATATAAAAGTTTTCATTTTTAAGATTACCGTACAACATTTTAGAAGCAGCGGTTCCGGGGCTTGTTGGATCATTAACCTTTGCAGGTAAATCATCAAACTTGATTATCCCCCGATGCATTTTATCCAATTCACGTTCAGCCCAGGTTAAATCCTCTTTTACATCATCTGGGACCTTTCTTGTAGCGTTACGTTTTTTAATATCATAACCGACCATTTTTGCGAGAATCTTTATGATGTGGGGATGTCTGATAGGTGTTGAGAAAATGGATTCAACGTTGTAGTATTTTGAAATCATTGACTTGACCTCAGAGATTCTATGGGTCTCCAGTTCGTCTCTCGCTTCTTCAAAATCTTTTGTGCTTTCGTTAAGAAGTCTTTCCTGTGTATAAGCGTTTAAATCTTTGTCTTGTAAATAAATCATATTCTTTCGTTTTTAGGCTTCATTTTTCCCATTCTGATTTTACCCTTTTTTGAAGGAGTGTATTTTTCAAGTTTTTTGGTACAGGCTTCATGACTATCCGGAAAGTCATCATGACCATTATATCCAGGTTCTATACCTTTAAGTTGGCTTACTGCTACCTGTGTATCATTATTACCTTTTATAGCGTTATTCCAGTAAACCCGGTTGTTTTGATAATAAGAAACCATTGACATAATCCTGTCTTCTTTATTACCCTTGATTGTTACTTTTTCAAGCCGTAATTTGATACCTTCTTCTTCTTCTACTTCATCAATTGTTCTCTGTACTTCATCATTCCAGAACTGCGATTCAAACTGCCAATGCACACGTATGCCTGACGGTAGGTTTCTTTCAAAGTTGCACATCCATTGTAACCCGGCTCTCATTTTTGTTTGTTTGCAAAAAAGATCGTAGATGTAGAATTTTTTTTCTTTTAATCCTTCTACAGTCACAGAATTGTAATCACTGTTTTCGTTTCCGGCGTATGCTATATCCCAATGACCTACAATGTGCTCAAAGTCTTTCATGTTCATTTCAATCCAGTTGAACATTTCATCCTTAAATACTGTTCCTTCAACATGTGGCTTATGGTTGTATTCAGCATTTCCTGTAAGAGTTCCAATTCCTTCAAAAGGATCCTCAATCAAAACCCTGAAGTAATCATCCGAATATTTCTGATGCCAAGTAGGTTTGTAGGTAATTGGATCGTAAGCACAAACTTCATGAACAATCCATTTCGGGTGTTTTCCCTGAAGCTTAGTCTGAATCATTACTGGTGCAAATCTGTTATTTGCCTGCCACCATCTACGATATTCACCGTCCATTGTAGGAATCAGGTCAGACTCAATCCATTTTACAACTTCATTCTGACGTTTAGGATTCTTTACAAGCTGTTTATCTTCGATATCATCACAGACAATCATAGTGGGACGTAGATTTTTTACTCTCAGACCTCTAACGGATTGACCCATACCTAAAGCCTGACCGATAAAACCTCCTTTAGCAATAAACCTTTTATCCTCCCAACTTCCGATCTGATGCTGTTCTCCAAAATCTGAAATGATCCTGGGGTTTGCCTCAAATTCTGCTTTGATATCTTCGAGTAGCTGTTTTGCTTTATCGAAACTGTTTCCGATGATAACCAAATACACAGGTTCACCACACAGCCAACGCCAAAAAGGGATTATGATATTGCTCCAGACAGATTTTGCCAATGCACGACCCCACTGACAAAAACCTTTAAAAGTTTTATGTTTTCCAATAAGTTCAGCAAACTCGATCTGAAAGTCAGCACATGCTGATGTTGCATAATGTGGGAAATAGTATTCAACCATTCCACGGATATCGGTATGATAGGTTTTTATTCTATCTTCTTTTTCTTTTTTTGTTTCGTTAAGGTTAGGTGATCCGGCAGAACGTGCAAATTCCAATTTCTTCAGATACGCTTCTAAAGCTTCCTTATCCTGTCTTTTCATGTATTGGTTCGGTATTAGTTTTTGAAAGGTTTTAAAAAGCGTTTAAACGCCTTTTAAACGTTATTTGTAAACAAGGGCGGCTTGCAATATGTGTTCGTGCTGAAAGTCTAAGGTTTTCATGTAGGTTTTTTCATCATGCTTTCTCAGATCAGAGAAGATCTTCTCCATAATTTCAATATACTTTGTAAGCGTGATTTTGTTTTCAGTATGGAAGTTTGAAAGTGTTTTATTCCACATGGCAATTCCTTGGTCGATAAAAACGGTTTGCCTTTTCATGTCTTTGACCTCACCTTTCAGATCAGCGATCTGTGTTTTCAGTTCTACCTGAATGTTTTTATTGGATACTTCACGGGCTTCTTTCTCCAGTTCTCGAATTTGTTCCGGATACTCTTTGATTTGCTTCATGATCTCCAGTCTTTCGATTGCGAGATCATCAATAACCTGCTGAATACGGTCAAGGCGTTCGCCTGACTGGTTTGTTTTAGAATCACGAATGCTTTTCCAATTGCCGTTTTTGATCCAGTCCCCAACGGTATTCGGTCGTACCTTGCATTTAATCGCAATTTCCTTTGCTTCAAGCTTCTCTTCTGTGAAGTAGAAAAACGCCAGGTTCTTCTGCTCTTGTTTTGCCATTAGTATAGAATTAATGAAGCAAAATTGCATTCAATAAAGATGTCTGTAAAATTCCAAAACTGAATCAGACCGTAAATCTTACCAAATCGTACCGTAAATCGTACTGATTTAGTATGCCGATTTTACAGATGAAAAAAACATCCCAAAATTTGCCACAGAAAAAGCAAACGGATGGCAGTTAAACGGATGAAAATCGAAGCCTCAGTAATTGATGGGGTATTAATATTAAGAGTTTCCGGAAGAATTTGGCAGGGTGAACTGGCTAGTACTTTCAAGTGGGAAATTGATGCTGCTATGGCTCAAAAGATCACGACAGCACAACTGTATCTGAACACGGAAGGCGGAAGTGTATTTGAAGCTGAAGAAGCTATCAATGAACTCTTACGACTCGGTGAAGAAAATGTAAATATTACAGTCGGAGCATTAGCAGCTTCTGCCGGGACAAAGTTCTTATGTGCATTTAAAGCAAAGTGCTACAAGACTTCTCAATTTATGATCCACAAGCCGCTCACCTATGTTCAGGGAAATGAGGACCAGGTTAAAGCTGATTTAAAAGCTTTAGGGAATATTACCAATAGTTACCGTACAGCATACGCCAAAAAATTCAATAAAACGGAAGCTCAGATCGATGAGTTATGGAAAAACGATTATTGGATGGATGCAAAGGAAGCGAAAGAAATAGGCTTGATCAGTGAAATTATCGATGAAGATGTTGAAGTCGATGAAAGTACAGTAGCAATGATGGTTGCATGTGGTTGTCCCAACATTCCCAAACCGACCGAAAAAAAAGCAGAAAATTCTAACAACAATACCAACATGGATATCAATCAATTAAGATCGGCATTAGGAATGTCGGCAACTGCAACAGAACAGGAAGTTCTTGACAGATTAGCACAAAACAAAACAAAAGCAGATCAGGCTGCTGCAACAGAAGCAAGCGCAAAGGAAAAAAGTGCTCAAAATGCTGAGACTTTTGTAAACAAGGCGATCCTGGATAAAAAAATCACAGCAGATCAGAAACCGATCTACGTTTCCCTGCACATTCAAGACCCTGCCAATACTGAGGCGCTTTTAAATGGTATGAAGGGTGTGACTGCTGCATCTACAGGTATTCAGGAAAATGCTACCGGAAAAGAAGTTGCTACAGGAAGAGAAAACTGGGGGATTGATGATTATTTGAAAAATGACCCTCAGGCTCTTGATGCTTTAATTGCTTCTGATCCTGATGCTGTCAAAAAAATGAATGCAGCATATTCTCTTAAAAAATAACTAATAACTATGTCACAAAAAGTAGTAAGCGTTCTCGCTTTAAAAAACGAATTGGCAGTCACTGAACTTATTAAACAGTTCAATCATGAGCATACATGGCTTGCTGAAGTACCATCAAAACCGCAATGGGTCGGAAATGATGTGATTAAAATTCCTATCCAGGGAGATGCTCCAAAAGTATTAATTAACAATACGATTTATCCTATCAGTGGCTCTCAGAGAGAGGATGGACATTTAAAGCTTTCATTAAATAAATATGAAACTGAAAATACTGAAGTAACTACAGATGAGCTTTATGCTTTACCGTATGAAAAGGTAAATGATGTTCAGGTTCAGCACCGTGAAACATTGGAAGATGTGACAGCAGAACATGCTTTGTTTTCAATTACTCCACAAAACGATACTGCTACATCACCGGTAATCGTTACTACTGGTCCAGTAGATGATGCAGGTAGAAAAAGGCTGATTACGAAAGACCTTAGAACTTTAAAGAAAAAGTTGGATAAACTGAAAGTTCCAAAGAAAGGACGTGTATTGGTTCTTTGTTCTGATCACGTAGATGATTTGCTTGAGCAGGATGAGAAATTCAATCAGCGTTACATGAACCACGAAGAGGGCGTAATCGCTCAAAAATATTACGGATTCAAAATCTATGATAATATTTATTCTCCTGAGTTCACGGATGCAGGTGAAAAGATTCCTTATGGAAGCGCTACTTCAGGTACGGAAGCTTCAGTTTGTTTCTTTGCTCCAATGACTGCAAAGGCTCCAGGAACAGCAGAGAGGTATGCTATCGACAAAACGCAAAATCCTTCTTACAGAAGACACGAGATCGGATTTGAAATGCACTGGATTTGTGTAGCTCTTAAAGATGAAGGTCTTGCAGCAATCAGATCAGGAAAAGCAGCTTAAAAATTAATAACCATTTATATACCTACAAAAGTCATGTCACTCAATTCTTTATCATTAAAAATCGCTCAAAGCCAAAACGGCGTACAGGAAGTTCCAAAAAATAGCAATGCCGGACCGGCAGTGGAAAGTTATCTTAAAAGTGTTGGGCTTGGTAAAGGATATGCATGGTGCATGGCTTTTGTTTATTGGTCGGTCAAAGAAGCCTCAAAACAACTCAATACAGAAACTCCTTTAATTAAAACTGCCGGCGTTCTCCGTCAATGGAATGAAATCACGCCAAAGATGAAAGTAACTAAATCGCCAAAGTCTGGTGATATCTTCATCATGGATTACGGGAAAGGTCAGGGTCATACCGGATTTGTTGTTGAAGTCCGTGCTGATGGTTCACTAAAAACTATTGAAGGAAATACCAACGATGAAGGAAGCCGTGAAGGATATGAAGTGGCTTATAGAATCAGAAAACAATCAGCAATTAAAGGATATATCAGAATAGCTAACTAAACTAGCTCACTAACCATGAAAACAAACTTATTCATATTTATATTTTCTTTCTTACTGGGATGTTTGCTTTTGACATCTTGCAAAAGCAAACAACTCCCGGGAGAAACCAAAGAAACCATTATCACTAAAACAGAAATCGTAAAAGACACGATTTTGACAGTTGAAAAAGATAGTTCTTTTTATTCTGCTTACATCGACTGTGTTAATGGTAAGCCTGTTCTTGTTCAGTCTGAAAAGCAGATCAAGGATTACAACAGTAAGAATCCAGGAAGAAATGCAAAAGCTCCAAAAAGTAAATCCGGAAAATCTCTTAACGCTCCAATTGTTAACCTTCAGGATGGTCAGTTAAAAATTGACTGCCAAATAGAAGCCCAAAAGATATTTTTCAAGTGGAAGGAAGTGTACGAAAAACAGTGGGAAATTACCCACAAACCGCTTCCGCCTGTTGAAAAGTCTTTAACAACATATCAGAATGTCAGGATATGGATTGGAAATATATTCATTTGGGTCGCAGGTATTGCTGCTTTGGCATTTCTGATCAGATTTTTAATCTCTAAAAAATTAATATAGTGAAAAACACATTAGCATTATCACAACTCATCGTTGTTGCGGCTGTAACCTTTCAAAATGAAATGCACAGCAAAATCCAAAAGGTCTACGTTTCAGAAGATGGATACACCTTCTTAGATGAAAACAGGGCTAAAATTCATTGCAAAACCATTGAAGGTCTGAAGTATCACACGATCACAAGAACTGAAGCACACGGAACTCAAGCTGAGCTTTTGACAAGTGATGAAGATATCGTTGATCTGAAGGAATTGAAAGAAAGATACGAAGAGCTGTACGGAAAACCTGCACATTACAATATTGGTGAAGAAAAGCTAAAAAGCTTAATTGCCGAAAAAGAAGCAGATTTAAACGCTGTTACATCAACTAATCAGAACGATCAGAACCCTGCATAACATGGGAAAGTTACAAGCTATAAAATTTAAAAAAGCAAACGGTGGTCTCGGCAGGACCACCGCTGCTACAGACAACGTTTCCATGATTGTTATTGCTATGAGTATCGCAGGTTCATCCCTGGTGTATGGTCAGGCAAAAGAGCTCTTGGAAGCGAAAGATGCTGAAGTTTTTGGAATTACTGAAGCCTTTGATGCAAACAATAAAACTCTTGCATATCATCATATTTCAGAGAATTTCAGATTAGCACCGGAAAGCACATTGTTTATTTTGCCTGTTGAAGCGAATACGACTATTCAAAGCAAAATTGCAGTGACGTTAACTGCTCTTAAAAAGAACAGATCGATTAAGGGAATTGGTTTCGCTGGATTCACCAATGATCTTTCCACACTGACTGATGAACTGGATGCTATTCAAGCTGATTTAGTAAGTGAAGCAGCCAAAGAAGGAATTGATTTGGATTATGTAATTCTTGAAGGTAAAGGAACTGCAGAACCTATCCTTATTAATGATCTTGAAGATTTGGCACTTAATCAAGCTCCTAATATCTCACTCGTTATTGCTCAGGATAGAGATATTGCAGCCTTAGACCCGGCGTATTCAAAATATGCTGCTGTTGGTGCAAAATTGGGAATGATCAATGTAAGAAATGTTGCTGAAAACATTGGGTCTGTGAACATCGAGAAGAAGCCGTTAGACAGCCTTTCATTTGATACTTATCCTTTAACAAGCTCAGCAGCCGGAAGATTTGTCAATGTTGGTATTTCAACTGGTCAGACAATGGATGAGTTAACAAATGTTCAGATTGTTGCACTTAACAAAAAGAAGTACATTTTTGCAGCTCAGTATGAAGCTGAGGCAGATTTTTACTTCAGCAATTCCCCGACCTGTGTTACTGAAGCAAGCGATTATTGCTACATCGAAAGAAATAGAACCTGGAACAAAGCGAAAAGATTAATCAACAGAACGCTTCTTCCAAAAGTAAAATCAAAAGTTCCTAAAGACCCTTCTACCGGGTTTGTGAAAACAACTACGATAAGCAACTGGGAAACGCTATTGGAAAAAGCCTTAGACCAAATGGTCAATGCAGACGAGATTAGCGGTTATTCATTGAATTTGGACGCTCAGCAGTATCCGGACGAAAGTACACCTTTCAAAATCCAATGCTCTTTGGTTGCTCATGGTATTGTGCATGAGTTTGAGGTCGAATTAGGTCTTACAAATAAAATTTAGACATGAGAGCAGGCAGTATTATAAACAGTTTAGGAAAGCTTCAGGGCTGGAATAACATAACTACAAACCTATTTGGTCGGGATGCTGTAGGGATTACAGAAATTTCTTATGATGATTCAACTAAAAAGGAGAACGTTCAGGGAGCCGGTCAATTCATGGTCGGAAGATCAGAAAGTAATTATGAAGCAAAAGCTTCCATTACTTTATTAAAAGAAGAGGTGGATGCTATTTTAGATACCCTTCCTCCTGGAATGAGATTACAAGATATTGAAATGTCCGATATCGTTATTCAATATGCAATTAAAGGAGGACGTATCCGAAAAGATATAATCCGTAATGCAGAATTTATCGGAAACGGTATTGATGTAAAACAAGGCGATGGTTCTATGGCTATAAAACTTGAACTAATCATTTCGCACATCGACTGGAATGTGCTTTAATTATCATTTAAACATTATTTAAACGTGGAAAACCAACAAGAAAATACAGCTGAAGAGTTAATTCTGGACGAATTTTCAGACAACGCTCCTGAAACTCAAGAAAACACACCTGAACTTAAAGAACAAAAACTTCTTATCAATAATCTTTACTATGAATCTGATGATTTTGGAAAGTTTACTGAAGATGAAGTAAAGAACGCTAAGATTAAATATGGTAAAAGATTAAGATATCTGAAGGTAACAACGCCGGACGGTATTTCTGAATTTATTATTAAAAAGCCGAGTCGTGCTACGTCCAGTGCTGTGCATGATGCTATCGAAAAAAAGAATCAAGATCTTGCTTCCGAAATAATGCTCAGTAATTGTGTGGTAATAGGTGATTTGGAAGATATTGAAGAAGATGCAGTAGTATTTGCAAAAGTTACAAGCTTCCTGACTTCGATGGTAAAGGAGGCTGAGTTAGAGGCAAAAAAGCTATAGAAGCCTCACACATTGAAATAATCAATGATGATGAAGGCACGCCAATCCTTGAATTAGATAGTATCAGAAAAGCTAACGCCATAATCAGGATTTCATATGGTATTGATCCGGATACACTCTCAGATGAAGAATTCGCCCGTTTAGTGAACGATTATGCATTTGTAAAAAGATTTGAAAGTCAAATTCAAAAAATAAATTTTCAAAGTGCGCTTGTCGAAATTCTCAATGAGATGTTTCCGGAAAAAATGCCGGAAAAAAACTATTAACCATAAAACTTTAAAAGCAGCTTAAATGCTGCTATGATAAAAAAAATAATGAGCACGGCTACTACAACCTGGGTATTGAATCTTTCGGAAAATCTTATTCCGAAATTTAAAACTGTAGGAAATGAAGGTGAAAAAGCCGCTGAAAAAATAGATCAGAATTTCGATAAAGCCGGAAAAGAAATTGATCAAACGAGGAAAAAAACAGAAAAACTTAAGACTTCACTAAAAGATATGAGTTCCATGAACTGGAACGCTCTTTCGGAAGGCTTTGAAAGAATATCAGGAAGGCTATCAAGTATGAAAGGTCCTGGTGCTGACTTTGATGAATCGATGCATGAATTAAAAGCATTGACAGGAGTTACTGATGAACAGATGGCAAAGATGACGAAAAGCGGTCGTGAAATGGCTCTTGAATTTGGAGGTAACGGAGCTCGCCAACTATCATCATATCAAAATATTTTAGGTGCATTAGGACCTGAAATTGCTGAGAACGACGCTGCTCTTGCTAAAATGGGACGTAATGTCAATATTATGTCTAAAAGCATGAAAGGGGATGTTTCCGGTGCAACCAATGCTCTTAATAACGCCATGATTCAGTTTAAAGTAAGCTTGGAAGACCCCATGCAAGCTGCTGAAGAAATGGATAAAATGATGAACGTCATGGTTGCTTCAGCAAGAGCTGGTTCTGTAGAGGTTCCTCAGATTTCAGATGCTTTATCTGAAGTTGGAGGAGTTGCTAAAATGAGTAATCTGACATTTGAAGAGACCAATGCTTTACTTCAGGGAATGGCAAAAGGAGGTGTTGAAGTTGGAAAATTAGGAGTTGCCTCGAGAAATGCACTTTTGAAAATGGCAGCGCCTGTAACCTTAAGTGATGATGCATCCGAATATTTGAAGGCATACGGTGTTGATCTAAAGAAAGTATCTGACACAACAATTCCATTCGCAGAAAGACTAAGAGAACTTCAAAAGGTAGGTCACGATATGAATGCTTTGGCGTTGATATTTGGAACTGAAAACGTTCAAGGCGCTCAGGCAATGTTATCTACTATCAACTATCAGGAAGAACTTACCGCAAAAGTTACCGGGACAAAAGATGCCTATACTATGGCAGCTGAAAACATGGAAAGCTGGAAAGAAAAAATGTCACGTTATTCTGCTCAGATTGACGATTGGAAGACTTCTATTTTCGATGCTATTTCACCAGTTATAACATTGACTGAAGCAAGTGGTGAAATGCTTGCTACAGGTTCAGATTTAGCAAATATCTATTCAGGGATGGCGGGTCCAATGAGCAATTTTGTTAGATGGATAAGAAGTGGGGCTGCTGCTCAAAAGCTTTCAAGTATCTGGACGGGAATATCAACATTTGTAACCAATGCTTACACTGCTTCTATAAACGTTGGTCCTTTAAAAGCTTTTACAATGTGGGTTAGAAATTCAGCACTTGCTCAAAAATTATCAGCAACCTGGACTGGGATTGTAACAGCTGCTCAGTGGGCTTGGAATGCTGCTTTAACTGCTAATCCTATAGGACTTATTGTAGTAGGTATTGCCGCATTGGTTGCATTGGTAGCAGCAGCAATTGTTTACTGGGATGACTGGGGTGCAACGCTATTGATATTTATGGGTCCGGTGGGGCGTATAATCGCTGCTTTCAAGTCTATTTATGATCATTGGGATAGCATCAAAAAAGCCTTCCAGACTGATGGAATTTTAGGAGGTTTAAAAAGAATTGGTGTTGTGCTTTTAGATGTTCTACTTAAACCACTTCAGCAAATATCTGGATGGATTGATAAAATATTCAATACTGACCTTGAAGCCGGGATCAAAAAACTAAGAACCGAAATGGACTTAGTTACCGAAAATGAAAAGAAGTCTGAAGCTGATGAGAAAGCCAAAACTAAAGGCGAAAAGGTAGTCCCAAAACAAAAACAGCTTACCGAAAAAGAAAGGATCGACAAGGCGATAAAAGAAGGTAAACTGGTCATGTATATGGGTAAAGCTGTTCTTCCTTCTACCAGGGATAAAGCTGAAGTGTAAATTCCAGTGATATTGACCACCCAATTTCAATTCAAAGTGACCAGGTAATTTCGGTTTAAATTGACCACCCTTAAATTTGATAAAAACTCTTGCTTTTCATGTGTCAATTAATATTCAAATATAATAATTAATTACTCCCTGCTAACTCTTCTCTTTTTTCTCATAGATTCCCCCTGGAGTTCCAGGCGGTGAGACTGATGGATAAGTCTGTCCAGAATAGCATCAGCTATGGTCTTTTCGCCAATGATGTCATACCAGCCTTGCACCGGGATCTGTGATGTCACAATGATGGACCCGTTGTTGTGACGGTCTTCTATGATCTCCAGAAGGGTTATCCTGTTGGCACTGTCCAAAGCCTGAAGACCAAAATCATCAAGGATGATCACATCCTGCCTTTGTAGTTTTGCTAGTTCGCGCAGGTATGACCCGTCTGCTTTTGCCATTTTTAATTTGGCAAACAGCCTGGAAGTATTAAAATAATTGACCTTGAAGCCTTCGATACAGGCCTGGTAGCCCAACGCAGTTCCCAGGTAACTTTTACCCACGCCTGTACTTCCTGTGATCAGGATGTTCTCATTTTTCTCTACGAACTCACATCCTGCAAGACGCATTACCAGATTACGGTCGAGATTGCGGGTGTCATCGAAGTTGACACTTTCAATACTGGACCTGTAATGGAACTTGGCATTTTTGATGCTTCGCTCTATGCGTCTGTTGTGCCTCTCATCCCATTCGGCATCGATGAGCATCGATACAAACTGGTCGAGGGTATAATGGTCTGTCCTTCCGCTTTCAATAGCGGTCTTAAAGGCATTGTGCATGCCGTAAAGCTTCATTTGCTTCATTTTGCTCACTGTCGGTTCGTTCATAACTGTTGGTATTTAATGATAATATTGTTTTCCTCTGATGTTGCCGTGATCAGGCAGTTCCTGCTCCTTTTCTTCTTTTTCCGGATCGATCATCTGATCCAGATTGTTCTCCAATATCTTCTGCACGGTCTTAAAGCTGTAGATCTTAAAATCCAATGCCCGTTTACAGGCATTGATCAATCGTTCCCTGCCTACTTTCTTTTCGAAGTTCAGGATCCCCAGGCAGCTTTTGTAGGCCTGCTCGGGATGATTGCGACTGTCGATAATTTGGACAATGTATTCTCCCACTGCGGTATCAATACTATTAGCCCAATCGATAAAGCGGGCAGCGCTCCATCCGGCAACGAACTGGTGGGTGCTGGCCAGATGTTCTGTAATGGTCGTGTAGACATAAGGCTTGTAATTGCGTCTGTGCATGGCGATCCTGTTGTATTTATAGTAGATCTCCACGGTGGAAGAGGTGTATAGGATCTTGATCTTCTTCTTGATATACTGGTACGGGACACTGTAGTAGTTCTTATCCTGGCTCAACTGTACGTGCCCGTTCTGCATCACTGTTGCAAAGGATTGGTACCTGATCTCAAAACGACGCTCAGGCAGTGGGCGCAGCTGCTGCTTCTCGTCCTCCAGGAACAGCTCGTAGCGGGAGTAAGGACGTCCTGTGAGCTTGCGTTTGTTATGGGAGTCCAACAGGTCCCGGATCTCAAGATTTAGTTCATCCAGGCCGCAGGCTCCCTGTTGAAGGTTGGCGTAGATCCTTCTGTACAGGATCTTGACCGCTCCCTCTACCAAGGATTTATCCCTCGGTTTGTAAGCCCTGGCAGGCAAGATAGTCGTCTCATAATGTTCGGCCAGATCGGCCAGGGTCTCATTGATGGTGGGTTCAAAACGGCTGCTTTTGATCACTGCGGATTTTAAGTTATCAGGAACGATCGCTGCCGGTGTGCCTTCAAAAAAGCGGATGGCATTTTCTACAGATCGTACAAAATCTTCCTTCTGCTGGCTCATAGAGGCTTCAGCATACGTGTACTGGCTTGCTCCCAGGATAGCTACAAAAAACTGAGCTTCTTTAAGCTCCCCGCTTTCCTTATCAATAATGGAGAGTGTCTTTCCTGCATAATCGACATACATCTTATCACCGGATTTGTGATTCATATGCATCACAGGGTTCACACGTTTGCCCCAGACCTTGTAATGATGCCGGAACTGTGAACTCTGAAAACCATCAGGATGCAGTACAAGATACTGCTCCCACATATGATGGATAGTGATCCCCACCTTTTTGAGCTCACGTTCCATCTTGGGAAAAAAATCGTACAGGGACTGTAGTTTGGGGCTGATGGTGTGAACCGTGTTATTGGAAAACAAAAGTTCCAACTCGGCGTCTGTCTTGGCATTGATTGCATCAGGGCTCAAGCCCAGGATCTCATATAATGAGATGTATTTCTTAACGGTATTTCTGGAAAGGGATAGATAGCTGCTTATAAATAACTTGCTCTTTCCAGTGCTGTAGAATTTTATGACTTTTCTAATTTTACTCATGTCTGTTATTTTATTTGCCATAATCCGCTTTTTTTAACGAATATATGACGCTAACATCATGAAAAAACCAAGTCGTTTTTATCTCAAATATAACCCAGATAACAGGTGGTCATTTTAGACCGAAAAGTGGTGGTCACTTTGCTCCGAAATCAGTGGTCAATTTACTCCGAAATTAGGTGGTCAATTTGACCGTCTTTTCCAATATTACTTTGGCAGCAGGTTCAAATATGTTTGTTTCTCAAACTGGAAATACAATCACGTTAACCTCTACTGATACAACGTACAGTGCCGGAAACGGGCTGACATTGACAGGAACAACATTTACTTTGCCTGTGACCACTTCAGGAACGGGAAATGTTGTAACCGGACTTGTTCAGACTGCAACGGGAATCACTGTGTATATGGGAACAATGCCGACCACTGCCGATTTAGCGAATTATATCCCATTATCACAAAAAGGTGCTGTAAATGGTGTGGCTACTCTTGATGCAAATGGTTTAATTCCATCAACACAATTACCCAGTTATGTAGATGACGTGATCGAAGCTGCTAATCTTGCATCGTTTCCAAATCCCGGTGAATCAGGGAAAATTTATGTTGCTTTAGATACAAATAAAACCTATCGCTGGAGCGGATCGGCGTACGTTTACATTACGTCCGGTGCTGTTGATTCTGTTAATGGGCAAACAGGTGTTGTGGTGCTAAACAAATCTCATATTGGCTTAGGTAATGCAGATAATACGGCAGATGCCGTAAAAAATGTTTTATCTGCAACAAAATGGACTACACCACGAGTAATCAGTATTGCGGGGGATGCAACTTGGGAGGTGACAGTCGATGGTACTGCCAATGGTTCCGCAAATTTAGTTTTGGCGAATACGGGCGTGATACCCGGAGCGTACAACAAAGTTACAGTTGATGCCAAAGGACGTGTTACAGCAGGCAATAATGATATTACCGCCAAAAGCTTTTCAGTAACAGCAAACGAGACTTTAACGCATAATTTCGGCACTTATCAGGTCAAAGTATTTATGCTTGATTCCGTGACGAACTATCCGGCATATACTCGTTGGAAAGCAAACACAGCTAATACAATTAACATTGAGTTTGATGTTCTACCAATTAACCCTATAATAATTACAATTGAGCCTGTATTATGATGACTAATTATTCATACTATGAAACGGAAGCCGGCTACAAAATTGACGGCAAAACAAATGAAGATATCGTCATGGCAGGTGGTGGTACTCGTAATCATTTAACAAAGGAAGATTCTTTTTTTCATTCTGCAAGAAATTTCCCGAACGGAACCTTGATTGAAACCGATGTTGATTATTCTCAGGATTATGGAGACCAATTTCTTTTGGAGATTAAAGGCAATATGTACGACAACTCAATGCCACTGGATGCAAAGATTCAGGGTTATATTTATCTAAATGGTGCAAATCCTCTTTTAAATGTTGCAGCTTATACAACTTGTTATTATTGGAAAATTATTACTGCTTTAAATCTTAACGGAAAGCTTTGTTTTTGGTTTCCGCAATTGTCATATTGGCAAGGATTTGACGTAAAATTAACTCGTGGCTATGGCGGAATAGAACAGGGACAAAATAGGGTTGTCAACGTTTCAGATAGTGCCGATCCGGGTGGAACAAAAAGAGTTTCGATCTATCTTAAAACTTTAGCTACTCAGGAATATGTTAATGAAAATTTTGCAACTATTCAGAATTTAAATTCAAAAGCTAATGGTCAGGAAAATGCAAGAGCTATTGGATTTAGTTCAGGAACTTATCCTACAGATGATGGTATAGAATTTCCATATTTTTATTTTGATAATGGTACGAAAACAGGTTACATTCCAATAGCTACACACGGTTATGTTAATTCTAAATTAGCAGTAGAATTAGAGAATTATGTTCCTAAGTATGTAGCATCCACAATTCATGCACATAAAACTTTCATTGGAGGCACTGGAAATGATTATATAGGTTCTGCAATAATGATTAATGGTAACGGACAAACAAATACTATTTATCCTACATTAGCATTTCATCAACCGGGATTATACGCTGCCACTTTAAGTCATAGAGGTGATGGTTTTCATTTCATGGATATGTCGGGAACAAATTATCATAATATAACTTCTTTAGGATTTATTAAAACAGGTTCATCTGATTCAAAAGTACTTTTAGGTGGTGGTGGTGATAAATCTATTTCAGATTTTATTACTGTTGATAGTTGGAATAATATTACAGGAAAAAAATGGTTTAAAACTGATAATGGAAATGACTGGGATAATAATACTTTACGAATTCATGGTATAAATGGTCATGACGCAGGTTTATCATTTTATAGAGACGGCGTTGATATAGGACAACTTATATTTGATGGCTATTATTTTAAAACTACAGATTCAACTGGTACCGGATATAAAGGAATAAAATCGAGTCAATTTATAAAAAATGGTTCAGATGGTAATCATGTATTATTAGGTGATGGAAATGATAAAGCCATTTCAGATTTTGCTGGTGCTGTAGATAATGCTACAGCTATTGGTTTTATAGCAGGTTTAGCAGAGGCGCCTTATATCTATCATTTAACAGCAGGTAATGTAAGGTTAGCGAGATATGACTGGGTATTATCACAAAATTATTTGAATATAACTCAAGGCGACGGAAGATATATCCAAAGAGAAGATTCTTCAATTGTAGGTGCTGGATTTATAGGTAATAGTGAAATTAAACCTTATTTTAAACATTCGACAGCAGGTTCAATTGAACTTGCACCTAAAGAATATGTTCAAAATATTATCTTAAGCAGAGTACTTTCAGAAAATAATGCATTTGCTTTAGGTTTTGTTGGAGGTACAGCTAACACACCCTATGTCAAACATGCTAATGGTGCAGAAATTAGATTATCGACTGAAGAATGGTCATCAATCAATTTTGTAACTCTCTTTAGTGATCAAAATATTACAGGTGTTAAAACGCATCTTGTATCTCCCAAAGTTCCTTCAGCGATAGAATCTGATGATGCTGTGCCTCTTGGTCAAACTGAGGAAATTATACAGACACGTATTAATGACACGTTTGCTGAAGTTATTTATCAAAATATCGCAAATGATTTAACATTTAATTTCAGCGCTTACCGAAATGTTAGAGTAGTAACAATTATTTGTAAAGGAAATAACTTTCAAAATATAAGAGTTGAAAACATGCCAAAAGGTGTGACTTTAAAAATAATGAATTCATCCCAGTACTTAAATCCTACCATTTACTTCGATGGCGGTACAATCGTTACAAGTATTGGAAATACTACGTGGGCGGAGTTCTACAGGGATCAGGATGGCGATATTTTCAAAAATAATGTTAACGGAACTAATATAATAAACTAATATTCCAATGGAGGAAAGGAATTAAAAACGTCCTCCAAATTAAAAACTTTCTACAGTATTTTAATAGCAACAAAGCCAGCCATGGAGGACGAAAAGTCTTCTTTGGCTGGCTTTGTTGTTTATACTGTAGGAGTGCAAATATACTAAAACAATTTATAATTTTTAATACTATGAAATACAATTATGTACAGGCTCCCTTGCCTTTTCAGGGACAAAAAAGAAGATTTTTAAAACCATTTAAAGAGGCTTTAAATGAGTTTCCGGCAGATGCTATTTATATTGATTTGTTTGGCGGTTCAGGCTTGTTGAGCCATACAGTAAAAGAATATTATCCGGATGCGAAAGTCGTTTATAACGATTTTGATAGCTATTCTAAACGTTTAGATAACGTCGATAAAACAAACGCTTTGCTCTCTGACATTCGTGTTATCTGTGCTAAATCGGAAACAAGAAAGGAACGTTTGCCGGATGATTTGCATTCAGAGATAGTAGATAGAATATCGAAAGAAGAAGGTTTTATTGATTGGGTCACTATCTCATCAAGTTTGCTTTTTTCAATGAATTATGTGACCAATTTTGAGCAGCTGAAGAAAGAAAAGTTTTATAACAAAGTGAGGCTTTCAAACTATCGTGTTGATGGCTATCTGGAAGGTGTAGATCGTGTGAAGAAAGATTACAGAGATTTGTTTGCTGAATACCGGAATCATCCTAATGTAGTGTTTCTTGTTGATCCGCCTTACTTATCTACTGATTGCACTACATATAGCCGTCCTGATTACTGGAAATTAGCTGACTATTTGAATGTTCTCAAGACGATTGAAGATACTTCTTATTTCTATTTTACGAGCAACAAAAGTCAGATTATAGAGCTTTGTGATTGGATGCAAACCCGTGGTTATTGTAGAAGTCCTTTCGATGGTGGTACAACCGTTACGGTGAATACTTCATTAACATACAATGCGAGTTATGAGGATATTATGATCCACCGTTATTTGTATTGATCAGATACAGAACCGAGTTCGTGGTATAATTGAGCTTTAGAGCAAATTAGATGCGTAAAATAGGATTTTACACCTGTTTTTGGATCAGTAAAAATTTCACTTTTCCATGTGATTTTAAAGTCCCATGAATCCCACTTGCGCATCTTCTTATAGAAAGGACTAAAATTACATAGCACCTCAAAGTGTTGCTTTGCTTTATCACCGTGAAATTGGACGATAACAGATTTATCATCAGGCTTTATTTCTTCCTTTATAGTTCCTCTTAATATCAT